CGAATACTTTTTATGCCATGCATTTGCCTACTGTTGATAGTGGACATCTCAGAGTTTTCGAGTAGCTGTGCAAACCAAATATCGATACTTTGATGTTGGCCTAGCTCAAGCAATTGATTTAATCCATTGATCCAAGTATCTTTAGTTTCATCTGGTAACCCTAAGATCACTTCGGTATACGTACCTACATTATGCCGATGGCTTAACTGCATTAACTCTGCTATATTATTGATGTCTAAATTCTTTCGTTTAATAGACTCTAAAGTAAGTTCGTTCATGCTCTGTACACTAACTGTAACTCCTCGACCGTATGGACCGATGATTTTAGCAATCTCAAAGACTACATCTGTGCTATTTTTTGCGTACTGTAAATTAATAGACTCGATGCATGATCCCTCTGCTGCTGCTCGCATCATCTTGGCTATTTCTAAATCTCTTTCTTTAAAGATTCCAAAGTTAGCGTCGGTTACAAATATGTAAGCAACGTTGTGTGTTTTTGCCCAGTGTAAGTCTGCTTCGATGCGATCTAGATTAAATCGTTTAACTTTGCTGTATGTGGTGCCACCCCAGTCACAAAAAGTACAAGCGTACGGACATCCGCGATTAGTTTCTAAGGACATTGCCCAAATTGCATCGGGATTTTCTGCAATAATTTTGTCAAAGACTCCTGTAGAATATGGACTAGGAATGTTAAGATCTTCTAGTCTTGCCTGCGGATATATTGTGTCCGGTACGGTACCAGTTAGTATTGCACGTAACAAACTAAGAAAGCTTTTCTCCCCTTCTGCTAACATAATGCAATCAATGTATTGATGCTTTAACATTGCTGAACTAGTTTGTGCACCACCAAATGCTATTATGCAATTGGGCCAACGGTCTTTAATACATCGAGCCATCTCTAAGCAGTATTGTTCGTTCCACATATAACAACTAAAACCGCATACAGCAGGATTGTCGAGTTGATCCAACACATTGTCAATGGGGGTACGTTTAAAGAAAATATCTTTAAGATTAAAGTTATCTGTTATGTCGGCATGTTGTGCGGCATACGTCCATACACATGCCGCACTATATGGTAACCAATAATTAATTTCTTGTCTGAATTCTACTGCATACTGAGGCTGAAACAGATACACGTTTCTCATTGAGCGGCTAAAAATCCAGTAATTTGAAATGTATATCTATTCTCTATGCCTAAGTTTGCAGCCAAATGTAGGTTATTGCCGGCCCAGCATATCCAGTCGCCTGCTTTCCATCCACTTAGCAAACGATCTGTCAGCTGGAAGATATGACCAATTTTCCAATCTTCGAGAAATACAATAACACGTATAATTTGATTTACGTCTTGTATGCCATGCGATTGTCTATAACGAACATAGTTATCTTCGTGCCACGGCAACACATACCCAGGTTGCATTCTATGTATAGCACCTACTTTATTTGTTAGCCAAGTAAAATACTCTGGCTTGATAAATTTTGAATATAGTTGATCAGATGAATAGTGATCAACTATTGTCATCTCTTTATATTGGTCAAGTGCAGTTGACGCAGGCATTGCCAATGCATCGGTGTAGTATCTAGTTACATACGGAATATTTTCGACGTCGGCTTTTGACCAAGTAACTTCAATGTTTCCTTGCGTTATCATACTTGTCTTTCCAAATCTTAATCGTATAATCTAGCCCATCGCTAAGGTTAACTACAGGTTGCCATCCTAGTGTTTTTGTAATAAGATTATTGTTACTGTTTAACCAATAAATTTCGCCGTGGCGTTTAGGCTTAGTATTCCAGTTAACTGTACCAGTCCAGCCAACTTTTTTGGCAATGATATCTACATAATCTTTGATCTTGATCGGCTGGTCGGGGCCTAGAGTAAAAATTAATCCTTGGCACTTTTCATAGTTATTGATAACTTCGACCCATGCGTTAAGCAAGTCACTAATAAAAATAAAGTTTCTATAAGGTTCGCCATAGCCTAAGTTGATCTCAATGGGATTTTCAAGCATCTGGGTAATAATTTGTTCAGTAACAAAAAAATTATTATCCTTGCGACCATATGCATTAGTTTGTCTAATAACAGTAAAGGGAAACCCTTGGCTACGATGCATATACTCTAAATATTTTTCCACAGCATATTTTGCAACTGCATATGGTGCATTTGGATTTGGTGCGGTATGTTCATCAAATGCAATCGGAGTTTCTGGTCTACCAATTCCTTCGACTTCGTCGCTGATTGGTTGCCATCCGTACACTTCCATTGTACTAGCAAATATAAAGTTTTTAAGATTTGTGCATTTTTTAGCAGCTTCGATTAAGTTAACACTGCCAACATAGTTAACATCACTAAAACTTACTTGCTCGTAAAAACTCTTCTCGACTTCAGTCCTAGCAGCCAAATGGATGACAATGTCAGGATTAAACTCTAAGATCTCTTGTTGTACTTTATCATGATCAGTTAAATCACTAACCATGTTATGTATTTCATTTGTAGGCATTAGCAATGGGCTAAGGTGCGAACCAATGAATCCAGAAGAACCAGTAATGAATATTTTCATAAAATTGTAAGTAACCTACAGTCGGGGTATGAAACAGCTTCGGGGGCTTTGTTAATAGAAGGTAATAAATTAGTGCCTAGCTCGCATAATTCTAACGTTGGACAAAAATGATATCCAGCTTTGAATATTTTCTGCTGTGGCCACGGAGAAATGTTAAAATCTCTACCATCGCCTCGCATCATACTTAGTTCTTTATAAGCATTGGCGTCATCTAATAGTATAGCACCTCCTTTGCCTAATTGCAATGGTTTTGTGTTACCAAAGCTCAAACATTGCATTTGACCTGATCTGTACATACCTCGCTCTAATCTACGTGCGCTATCCCAGATCCTGGTACCATGCAATTGATATTCGCCAACCCATTGCTCATCAGTTAATGTATAGCTAATATTTAGTCGATGTACTAGCATCGGTATGCTAAGATAGGTATATGCTGAAAGTGAACATTCTTTAACTTGATCGTACTGTAAACATAATTCCATAGCATGAGTACATCCGTCGGTTGCAACTACATAAGGGGCACCGGTGTACTCAGCTAATGCTTTTTCAAAATTGAAAAGTTTACTGTACATTATACTATTTCCAGTCATGTTGAATTTGGGCAGGAAAGCAACAGTTGGGTTATTCTGACTCAAGTGAGAAACTTTGGTCTCTTTAACTATGCAGTTAACCGCCTCGGCAAATTTGTTTTTAATTTCGATGCGTTTGGCATTCCAATTGCGTATTAGGATAGCTCGACGACCTATTTCTTCTAACGGCAAATGTTGCTCGTTAAATGTTTTAAGTTCTGCCTCTAAGCTCCAAATTTCTTTGTGTATACTAACTAGCTGTTGTGTATATAATTCAACCACATTTTGTGGCATGTGTTGTAATTGTTCAACATAAAATTTTAGTTCGTCGGAGTTGGCACTAGTCTTTTCAAATTTAACTAATGCAATTGCATAACGGTCAATCAGTTCAATTGCAGGAAATATCATAGATAAAGCTTCTCTATTAAAATTGGATTGTTCATAATATTTTGTATTTCTATATTGTCGCCATTGGGACGACACGGAGGGCATAGATGAGTATTAATGCTATTGTACACATTCCAATGCCGGTCAGAAAGCCACAAGTCTCTAAAATCACCTTCCAGCCAACTTCCAATACTGAATTGCGGATTACCCTTATTCTCGCAACAAGTGTAAATGTTTCCGTCTGCACAAAATACAGGAAATTGAAACATCTGGTGGCATCTGCTGTAATTTCTAGTATCACTTTTACCCAAGTTTACCTTGATAGGTTGGCCATACTCTTGACTTAATTGATTGATCAATGCCAACAATTCGTCACTAACCGGAAATGTTTTATAATTTAAGATCATTGATCTAAAGTATAACAAACGTATATCAACATCTCTGGCCATTTTGAAGATATCTCGCAGTGCCGATTCACTGGTATTAAGTTCGCATAATAAAACCTTAAAGTCTACATTGACTCCTATCTTCCGCAATGTCCGGGCATTATCCTGCATTTGATAAAATATTGTTTTACCAGTAATAGTCCTGCGAATTTCTTCGTACAGACTTGCACTACCAGCATCAACATCAATGCCTATCCATCCTAGTCGTCTTAATTTATCATGCGATACATTATCAATTAGTTGATCTAATTTAAATCCATTGGTAGTTATACTGGTAAGGAAATCATGATCAACTGCTGCTTCTAATACATATTCATAACCTTTAAGTAGTGTTGGTTCGCCACCGCCAGGAAAAGTAACAGTCTGCAAACTGCCCACACTATCTGGACTATGAGCTCGCCACGTCGCTAATTGATCCAGCAATTTGATATAAGTTTGATATCCAGGACCTCCCGGTGATTCGGCCCTAAATTCTGCGCTGTTACAGTAAAAACAATCTTGATTACAAATATTTGTAAGATCAATGTCTACTGATGCAGGAAGTATAACTTTGTCCCTGGGGTGTTTTAACCAATGAACTACAGTTGCGGATGTATACATTTATTATTCAGTTTTTTGGAAGTGGTGCAAGATAATTGCATGGGTATTTAACCAAATAATATATGGCTCCAAGGATTACGATTTCTTAATAAGCGGGTACTTGGCCTTGGCAACATGGTCGCGATACTTTGTATCTGAACGTATCCATTTAAAGGCTCGATCGCGGGCATCTTTGCTAAGAGGATCAAGTCCTACTAATATGTCAACAACGCGATCAATTGTGCCGTTGTTCCAGTCGCTAATCAAGCCAATGTTACGATGCGGAGAATTTAACAACGTAGTCAACTTAGCAGTAACATCCTCCATTGACCAAGGCACATACATGCGTTCGTGATCATTGGCAAAGGTTTCCGGAAATGATCTATACGCAGGATACAACACATTACAACCCAGGGTATCAGCTTCGCTTACAGTATTGGAAACCCAGTCCTGCAATGCACAGTTAAACAGCACACGACTGTCGTTGACCAACTCGTAGTATTGATTCTTGCTTAGATTCTCGTGAATTTCCAACTTGCCCGCTGCTTCCATGGCACGAGCTCGCTTGACATATTCTGGATTGTTACTACGCAATGGACCGCCGGAGAACACAGCAAATACTACATCTGAATTATTTTCCTGGAAACGTTCGGCCAAGTCCATGTAGAACCCGGGCTGCTTTTCCTGATCAAAACGAGCAGCAAAGCCTACTCTGCGTCGACGTGCTGCAAATGGTCGAATGTTAGCTGCACCACCGATGCGTTCCAGCACTTCGTCTTTGCCAAAGGCCAAGCCTGAAATATTATAGATTGGAGCTGTCCAACCTGCAATCTTCATGTGTGCTACCATTTCTTCGTTGGTGGCAAGTACACCTGTTACAAACTCATTGACCATTTTTTCATATAGTCCCATCCACTTTTGCATACCGCACACATGAACAAAGTCATCAGGATCAATACTCTGTGCAAGACATCTAACGTATATGCGAGGGCGGTGCTGTTCAGGAACTTGGTCCATAATGTAAGGCAAACTTTCAATGCCAGGTTGAAACATGTCCTCAAAGTAGATGACATCTTCATTGGTAACTTCACCTTGCTGCATCAGTTTGACCAGATTCATCATCTGACTCATACCAAAGTAACTGCGGCCATGTGCGTCTAGGACTTGGCCTACACTAATCTTCTTAGTATTGTCAAGATTAACACCCGGTACATAAACTACATCAAGTCCTCGACGTTCGAATACACGTTGATTCCATTCTGTCAGTTGTAGGGTATAACGAGCCTCGTAAGACTCCAAACCCATGTAGTAGAGTTTACGCATCAACGGCTCCGTGGGCTGTCTTGGAACCACATGTCTTTGACATGTTTGCCCTGCAGACTCTTGTTGAATTGTTGATAGGCATAGCTTTTCCAATTGTACAGATCAGCTTCGTTAAACTTATAACCGTATCTGCGACAAAAGTCTAGATATTGTTCTAGGTCTTCAAAAATTTGTGCTACTTTGGGATTGGTTTTAATTGATGGCTTGGCCATTCGACTTCCTTAGATTGAAACGATTTGGTTAGGGCGGTGAGTATTGTATTTTATCAAGCAGCCGTTCTCACCATCTTCGGCTACTTCTATCCAGACACTGCGTCCGGAATATCGTGCGGCAATCTGTAGATACAGATCGTCGGCAATCATTTCGCATGATTTGTAATCTAAACTTAAAACGGTATTCGCAGTATTGTTATCGGCTGTACGGTAAAGGTTCTCCAACCAGCGTTTGAATTGGATAAACTCGAGATCCCTGTCGTTGTGCCATACATCGATCCACACCCTGAAATGAAAGATGTGGCGATGAGGATAGCCAAGAAACGATACATCATATTCATCTCCTGTGGCCAACATGGGATCTGTCAAGGCCGCAGGATATTTATGAATGCCTTCTTTTTGGAAGGTTACCCAGATTTGTCGCTGTGCTGCTTCTTTAATACGTTCTATTTGTTCACGTTCTGTATTAATCATTAGTCAGGTCTCCGTAAAAATTCCCAGGATACAATTCGAGCAATAGCAGCAGCTTTATCCTCAGTTTCGTCTGGGATAATGTGATGCTTGGTAATGCTGCGATCTTTCTTGCTGTCATATGTTTGTACTTCTACAATCATGCCACCTTCAGCTGCTGCCACTTTGAAACGGATAGGACGTGCCAGGTCAATATCGTCACTGGTAGAAACAACACAGTCTCTTTCCAGCATGTCGCTGTTTATACTGTTTAGACCTTTGATCTTCTTGTCCAGGTAATCCTGTTCGGCTTTGAGTTCAGGGTGCTCAACTCCTGCACGATGCCAGCACCAACGTGCTTTACGATAAAACCATCGATCGAAAAATTTCATTTGATTACCGTGTCCTTTGTGTATCGAGACCAAGGTGTAAACACCTCACGATTTTGTAGAGTGTGTAAGCTGTGACACCATACACCGGGATTGGTTGCTGCAAAATCTCGATCATCCAGCTTGATTGTAGCGTTATATCCCAGCTGCTTGATATAAGGTAACTTGACAGAGATCATGGGAATAAAGTGATGATATTCGATCATGCGTGATTCCGCCAATCCCTCTACTGACTTAACATCCAAGTCTAGCGTACACCACATGCCTGCCTCTAGAAAAGGGCAAATCATATCTTCCCATGAATTCCATGTGTGAAAATCATTGGTAGCAGGATTAGGAAAACTCATGTTGGCACCAAAATAGATATGCTCAATCCTTATAGGGTGCGTTTGTACATGATGCATGATATCACCATTGGGCTGAACACCTATCACAAACAATGTGTTGGCACCAAATGCAGGAGTCTGTTCAACTTCGGCACCTATGAAGAATTTTACATCTTCGTGGCCTTTTCTATTCATTTTAATTAATTTAATAGTGATTGATATCTAATTGTAGCAGAATTTGTGTTAATAAGCAACATTTGATTTAGTCAAAAGACCATAAGTTTCAATAATTTCTTTGGTATCAGTAAAGTATTCATTGCGTAGCAAAGGATCAACATAGTAATTTTCAACCAACCAATTATCAATATATGCTTGAGATAAAAAATTAGTATTTTTGATTGGATAAGATTGTCCCATCTTAATATGTTCTAAAATAGCTGGTATATCTGAATCAATCAAACGATATCTGTTATTCTGATCAAAGTGTTCTAACAAAGAATTAATCTTATCAGAAGATACAGCAAATCCATAATGTGTTAAAATCTGACTGCAAGTATCCTCTAGAGTACCATTATAAAAACTTTCAAAATCTACTACATAATCTGCATCGATTGCAACATCAGGTGCTATCCATTGAGAAATAGTAATACCTTTATCAGCAAACAATACAAGTCTTGTCCATTCTCTCAAATACATAATGTCTACATCGCCAGATAGTTTTCCACTGATTGAAGACAATGCCGGCAAAAAATGACTGAATATACAGTGCTGTTCTAGTTTTTTAAAAGTGTCGATTGATAAACTTTCTAATACTATATCCAAACCAGATGTTCTAGTCAAACACATGGCTGCATACTTTAGGTACGAACTGGGGCTTACCTGTATATTAATAATATGATCATCGGACGTGGGATCATAATGGTCTTTGGTAACAAACTCAACATTTCCTTTGAATTTAACAAAATCGTATACTCTAGAATTTGCTACACTATAGTCGACCCCGACCATTGAATTCAGCATGAGCTTCAAAAAATGTCCGTGTGCACCACTGGGGTAAACAATACAAATCACTCTATACTATTTTCTAGTTTGTCTAATTGACCTTCATCGAGATCATCCACTGGGATTTCCTCTTCTTCCATGTCAAATAGGTTGTTGAATTGACTGTGTGAGTTAACTGCTCGCTTGCCAGTAAACCCACGTGTTCCTACTACCCGTTCCCATACTTTAGCATGGTCTGCAATAATTTGCAAGCTCTTTGAGCGATCTCGAGCAGCGAAAACACGATCAATAACCTTGGCCACGTCATAATCGGGATTGATCGGATGCACCATCATGTCCGGACATACACCCGAATCAAACATACGATTGGCACGTTGTACAGCTTCAATGTGTGTCCAAACATTGTGACCCATAAGCAGAGCATAACTGAAACTGTCCCAACTGGTCCGACCTTCTTTGCCAATCTTGTTTAGGTCTCCAGGCTTGTAATAACAGATATCCGAAATCTTCAAACGGCTGCTTAAAGGACTGTCTTCAAACATGGGATGAATGCCGTCTTGTCTTACTGCGTCGCCAAACAAACGGTTGTCTACCGCATACTTCTTATCATCGGCTGTGGGGCTCATGTTGTAGCTCCACTTTTTACGATTTTCAGTTGTAATGTTGTGATACAACTGACCGTTAGCTGTGGCCAAGAACGGACTGGCACAGTCGAAGCTGATGGTAAAGCCAGGGTTGTGATACTGTCTAACACTACGTTGAATAACTGTCAACAACACAGCCCATTCCAATTTACTTGTACCCAAGAAGTGCATCCAGTCGTGTATGCCAGGCTCCAGCAAACGATCATGAATCAAGTGTACCAAGCGTTTGAGAACCAGTTCGACGTCGCACATGTTCTGACCTCCCATACCCCAGCCGTTGAAATGCTTTTTGTACTTGCTGGGATCGCAGTAGTCTTTCATTGTGTCATACCAAAGATCTGCTTCCGTATGGTTACCACCCTGCAACACGTTTAGGATCTTGGTTTCACCGTAGCGATTGGCCATCCAGTATTCGTTGTTGAACTTGGTTGCATTGACCGCATCGTCATAACTGTGGATACCACATAAGGCAGCGGCTTTGGGATCTCGATAAGTCCAAGTGGGAATATCCATGGTCATGCCGTGTGTGGCAATGCCCATCTGCCATTTAAGCACAGCTTCGCGTTTCTTTTCTGCGGCCTTATCTGTAGGATCAGCCCAACGTCCGGGCCATACACCCTTGGCAATCTGGAACCCACCTGAGTCAGCCAACATGATGGTGTTGGGGTCTCTGTTGCGAACCATGTCTTCTTTGGGCACAAACTTGGTCAAATCCAAGTCTGCGTGTCCTGCACTATACAAACTGTACCTGTACGGGAACAGACCTTTCTGTGGATTTAACCAGTTGAGTTGTTCCATGTCGGGAATGCCAGCAGGCATACGTGTGGCGTCAATGTAGTTTTCAGTACGTTGACGGCCCACATAATTGGCATAGAAACTGCTGATGGCCGGAAGGAATACAGCGTAGTCTTTTTGGTTAGCTGTGAGATTGTGTTGTTCGGTCATTTATTTTTGCTGTGCAGGCAAGATGTAGTTGTATTCAGCAATGCCCGAGTTCACAGTAATCTGTGCAGCACCGTCGTCGCTGATTCTAACTGTTTTGTCGCCAGTGAGATCCATAATGCTGATAAACTGTTTGACCGGCCACGACCAAGCATGTTTTAATACGCCAGTAACATCGGGTTGAAACACAAACTCGCCTGCGTGTGTAGAATGATCGCCAAAGAAAAACTTTAAGTCTGTGCCATCTGTCTTGGCTTTAAAATTCATTTCTTCTGCGTTAGCCTGTGCTTGCATCTTCAATCTCTGAATACCAGCCACAGTGGGTTCAAATTCAATGTGCCACGTGACTCCTTTGAACTTGGGAGTCTTGAGTTTTTCTTCCACAATCTCCGCAGTCATAAAGCGATAGTCGTTTTTAAAGTCGCCAGCAGCATTTTGAAAGTGCAAGCCCACGGGTTGCTGTACACCATTGCGATCTTGACGCACTACAGCAATCTGAGCATTTTCTTTGTACTCGCCTAAGTTTAATAGCACTTTGAGTTTGCTCAAGTTAGGCATACCAAATACGCCAACAAAGTCTGCTACTGGCACTAAAAACTTGCTGCTGATCACAACTGAACGGTCTTCTGCTGCACCGCTGATTGTGGTTTCTGTGGCATCGCCAGTGATCTTGATGGTGTCGATACAGCCCAGGTCATATGTGTGTTCTACTAAATCTAACAGGTGATCTCTCATTGTGTTTTTCTCCATTGGTTAATAAGTTCTCTTAGTTTTTCTAAAGGATAATACTTACTGCTTAGTATACGCTCAGTCCGATCAAGTTGCAACCTTATGGCCTTCTTTCTGAGCTCATTGATCTCATTAAGATCATATGCCGCTTGCATTTTTTGCTTTAATTCATCCATAGGTAATGTTTCCCATTCGGATATTTTTAGATGTTGGGCTTCGCGGCGAATTTTTTGTTCTGTTTCAAAAATAACTTGTTCTTTCTGTCTAATTAATAATTTTAATTCATCAATTGGTAATGTTTCCCAATCAGTTATATTTAGATTTTTTGCATCTTTTCGTAATTCTTCGTTGCGTAGTTGCTGCTCTTGTTGTTTACGTATTTCGTCTTGTTGTTTACGTATTTCGTCTTGTTGTTTACGTATTTCATCAGCTGGGTCTATTACAGTTGCTAATGACTGTCCACCTTTAATGGAACTTAACTGTCCTGGACGTTGCAATTCTAACCAAGTATTACTGGAATCAGTTCTGAAATTATAGGTAACAATATAACCAATTGCTTCAGCCCTAGCTAAAACTTCCCTTTCTGGGGTATAACTCATAAAATGACGTTCAAACAATTCTGTTCCGGCAGCACGATCGCAATTATTAAAGGTTAAGGCTAGTGTTCCGCCTGGTTTTAACTTATTGTATAGTTCTTTAAGATATTGTTCTATGATATCAATAGGTTTATAATTAAAAAAATTCCAAACTAAACAAACGCCTAATTGAGCATCTGGAATACAACTAAACATAGGAGCGTGTGACGATTCCTGAATTACATAGGTACGCAATCGTCTTTGATATTGATCATTGAATCTCAATACTGCTGGCTCGATTAATTCATCAGAATAATCTACCAAATACAACGGATCGCAGCCAACCAAATATTTGATCCACTCTTCGTGGCCAGGTCGTATAATCATTCCTGCGTGTTGCCAGTTGTTAAGTGATTGAATACGTGTAACCAATTGGCCGACGACTTCTTTAAATACTGGTAATTTACGATTTAAAATGTATTCGGTCGTTTCAAAATTTGTACTTGTGGTATATAAATCAGCACAGTTACTATAATAAGATTTTTCCTGTTGTTCAATTAATTTGAGTATTGAAATTTTAATGTTTTCTATTGTATTTTCAAAATCATTTAACGTTCTATGTACGCAATGATAATTTTCTTGTAGTTGTTGCGTAAGGTATTGAAATTGTATTTCATTGTTTTCTATTACTTTCAATACTGGATTTAATATTTCGTGTACCAATGGCGTAGAATTTAAAGGAGTAATTCCTTCTAATAAATTTTTATAGGCAATAATTTCACTTAGTTTCATTTAGAACTCAAATAAATTTTCAAAAGTATTATCTGTGTTAGTTGCGGATGCCAAGTCCCATTCCAATACACTTAATAAGTTGTCTACCTTTCCGTCAATAACAGTGGCTTCCATTTCGGCATCATTGAATGGTAGTTCTGTAAACCATTTGGGCAAATGTTGTTCATCTGTGGGATAAGCAATTGACGTCCACCCCAAGGGATTTTGCCTTAATTTACACACAATAACTTTCATACCGTCTGTGACTGCTAGACTGTAGTTGTCACTGTTCATGCGTCGAAGATTATTCCAATTAATAGCTGCTCGCACGTGACCAGGCATGTTGGTTTTTCCTTCTTTGATTTCTTTATTGCCGTACATGGTCAAGTTGTTGACACGCTTAGGCGAACCTTTTTCCCAACCTGGACGTTCTTTGAAAAGATATTTGAAATCACGAATCTTTTCTATAATAGGATCTCGCCCAACGCCGTTGAGTACATCGTTGAGAATATCGCTTAAGAAGTCCTGAATTACCTTAGGAGTATCGCTACGTTTGAGATCCAGGCCCATGGCCTTGACCTTGCCAGGTTTGCCACCCACATCATAGCGTTTGCCATCCTTGTCATAGAACAACACAGCATAACGCTTCTTGGTAATAAACAAGCCCTTGCTGGCAACAATTTCTCGACCACCCTTGATGATAGCACCCATCTCACGGGGGCAATGAAAAGCCTGTTCCATGAAGCCAGGAAAGCTGATGTTGACTTGATCAGCAATGCTGTCATACAACGCAATGGCTGTATCCTTGTTCCAGACCATGCGGCCTGCATCTATTTCTTTCTTCAGTACAGGATATGCTGTAAAGTAGCACGAGTCTGTGTCGCCGTAAATGATGGCGTCGCCTACGTGATCATATCGGCCAGTGATACACTCATTCACATAAGCATCCATGTGTTTGGCAATGCTCCGACCAGTCAGTGTTGTTGATTGTCCAATGCGTTTGTCAAAGAATCTACAACCAGGATTAAGAATAGCACCATACAAGCTGTTGAGGTTAATCTTTTTAACAAGCTGACGTTTGTCCCAGTATTCTTCCAGTTCAGCATTGCCTTCTTCCTTTACTCGAGTAAGTGTAGCCTGCATTTCTTTGCGTTCAGCATACCAACGTGCCAGCAAGCCCGGAATGATTCCTTCCTTGTCGTATGTGAAGATAGTGCCATTGGCACTGATGATCCAGGGCTTGTTGCTGTTGAATATAATGGGCCAAAACTCCGCAGCTGACATGGTGGTACTGGTGCCATCTTGCCAATCAACAGTGAGTTCAAAGCCGCGATTCTGTTCCATCACAGCGGTATATTCCAAGGTTGCAAACAAACCTTCCCAGGCTGCTGCAAAGCTCATGCCCTTGCTCATGCGTTCATTGATTAAGGCATCTGTAGCTGTGGGACGCAGTTGCCCCACAATGGTTTCTGGTCCCATGTTCAAGGCACGAATAGCTGATGGATACAAGCTGTTGATGTCAATGGATCCAATGTCTTGCCATAGACCCTTTTTAGGATATGCCACATAAGCACCAGCTGCTTGAGTGTTGTCATCATCACCGTAGCTGCGACGATTTGGAACAACCATGCCACGTGCATGAGCTTCGTTAATGATGGCCTGCTCGGTTACTGCAACCGCACCTGTTGTGGTTGGCAACAGCACTGTGTTTTCGTGTGCAATGGTATTGGCAAGATCCAAGAACTTTAGTTTCTTATCAATCTTGTTAACCAGCAACACGTCTTGTCTGTTGTACTCAATAAACGTGCGGAAGTTTTGATTGTACAGTTGATCCAGTGTGCCTTCGAATGCGGTCTTTGAACCAAGGTCTTCGTACTCGCCAATGGCATCCAAGCTGTAACTGTGACGCTCTTCATATGTGTACTTGCGATACAGTTGCATATAGTCCATATGCACACGACCTACCAAGTCGAATGTTAGACTTTCTTTACCAAAGCGTTCAAAGGTTCTAGCCTTGGGCATCTGTCCCCATAGACAAAAACGTCTGGTATCATCCTTGCTCAATACTTGTGTAACACGATTCACAGTATAAGGAATATCATAACCTTCACTGTTCCAGCCCGACAGCACATCAGCATCGTCAATTAGATGCAGGAACGAATCCAACAAGTCTGCTTCTTTTTCAAACATGAATGTGTTGTCAAATTCAGCTGCAATCTCTCTAGCAGTCTCCATGCTCATTGACTTGGGTGGGATAGCTAGTGTAACCAGTTGATCCAACCAATCCAAGTAAACTGTAATGGCTGTGATTTTGTTGAAAGCTTCTTCTGTGCTGGAGAATCCACGCACAGGATCGAAGTCTGTTTCAATGTCGAAGAATGCTGTGTGTAACTTAGGAGCATCAGCACCTAGGAAGTTTTCTGCTAGGCAACGGAATACAGGATTGATATCGCTTTCGAAGAGTTGTTTGCCGGTGTGCATGCGAATTTCTTTGCGAAACTCCTTGTTGTTTCTTGTGCTGAAACGTGCAACCGGTGTGTCGAAGATACTACGAAACTTACCGCGGGGGTCGTCGTAATAGAAAATATAATTTGCTGGATACTCTTGATATTTGCGAACGCCGTTGATGCGTTCAACTACGTGGATTCGATCTTTGTCTCGATCGAACAGGGCATCTACATAACTCAATTTGCTTCTCCCAGTGACTTGTGGCTCACCTAGCCGTGTACTTGCCCGTAGAGTGGGCGACGCTTACAGCGTGACTAATCTAATCAAGGCTGCTATATCGATACTTATTAGCAAAATATAATTGCCCAACATTCCAAGACTTTGCCGAGTCCATGCAGCCCAGGCAAATATACTGCACTGAGCAATGAACATGGGATACAGTAACAAGAATGGTGGATGCGGCAAAGTAAACGCCATAATTGTAGAACAGGCAATGCTGGTTATCCAAGCCGTGACTTCCAGCACAAAACGCAAGGGCCATTCGCGAAAGTCCTTTTTGATCCATGCATAGACGTCACTGGCAACATTGGATGCCTGATCCATTACAGAGTTTTTCCTACTGTGGTCAAGATTGTTTCCAACAGTTCGTGGTCCTGTTGTTCTTTGCCAAATTCTGCTTTGTGTGCCAAACGAATGGCTTTTTTAAGGATGTTGGGTTTGATTTCCATTTCTTCAGCAATGGCCTTGATGGTGTCTGACAAGCCGGCATTGAGTGTTTCTACTTCGTGCATGACCTGCATGCCTTCGTTGATAATGGCAGTGAGTTTAGCTTTTTGTTCTGTGGAAAATGTGCGATCTGACATGTATAACTCCAGTGTTAAAGTGTTATTATACATGAGTTGTTGTAGAATGCAATAGATATTTGGCAAAGTCCCGGCATTTTGTAAAATTAGGGTAGCGAGTCCAATTCACGGGTAGCCGGGCACCCAGACGCCTTAGGCACAGTAAACTGTGACGGTCCTAAGTGTATTCTATTTTCCTGCCGCCTGTAATGCTGCACCTTTGTTGAAACTGGGGCTACGGCTAGCAGGCACTGTTCCTTTACGCTTACTCCATGCATATCCGGCACGATGACCCGAACAGTCTTTGGTACAAGGACTGCCTAAGAAATCTAATTCGTTGACTTTTTTTCTGCGTTTGGAAACAAATTCTGTTGCTCTCATGTTATCTTCCAAACATCATTTGGAACCACTTGGTAGTACCGGGTTGTAGTCCTTGATCTTGTATTTCTTGCGTAGTAAATTTATTGACTACTCGATCTTTCAATCCTGCTTGCTGTTTTATCTCATATATGGGATCGCTGGGATCGAGATAACAGTCATCTGTGGTATCTTTGCTGTAGGACTCTGAACGTATTCTATATTCTCTGGTCATGTGGGTGCGTAAGGATTGCGTTTCCAATCGCTGTCAACTGGAAGTTCTGGATATACAGGATATGGCATTATCTACATACCCTGACATTCTGATACGTGCGATACTGTGGATTCCAACGCTGTACCCAATAGCACTGTGGTATTGGTGGCGGTGGTCTATAATATACCGGAGGTGGAATGTACACTGGACGCGGTTGAACATATACTGTCTGTGGTTGTACATAGTAAGGATCTGATATCACGCAACCTGTTAATGCTGCTGTCGCTGCTAATACTATAAGAATAGGTTTCATGTATTAACTCCCTCGTGTAAGTTGATTGATAGTTCTTTTAAGACGTTCAATTTCTGTTTCTTCTTGATCGTTTTCTTGGTCAAGTCTTTCAATTTCTGCTTCCTCTTGATCATTTTCGCGATCTAATCGAACAATATCTCGGCGATCCTGTTGTTGACTTTTAAAATAATCTAACGCCATTGCATTACTGAGATTCTTTGCCTGCGGATGACGTGCCATTAACTGTTTTTTTAATAATTCTGTTTCTATATCTTTGTTTTCGTTTTGTTTTTTATTTGGTACGTTTCGTGCTGCACCCGATCGTTCGGGATTGGTATCTTTGTCACGTTTACGACGCACTGCTGCGGCTATAGCACTCTTGCCGCCCGAAGCACGTAGGCTGGCAGCACGACTCTTGCTCAGGCATTTGGGTTTGCCTTCGCCTGGTTTGCGATCACCGCATTTGCCAATTCTTTCGCCCTTGGTGTTGTATCTGTCCCAGCCACCGCCACCGGCTCCGCCGCCTTTGCCTTTGCCGAACCAGTCTCGCAGATTCTCAGCAAGGTCCTCGTTTTTCTTACGGCCAGCACAGTGTGCCTTTTGTGAGAAGCCTTTGGGATTGGCACAATTGATCGAGCTCTTGTACTTCTGACTCCATTTTTCGGAGATGAATTCTGCGGCTCTCATTTTTTGCTCTTGTTACCCCAGTTGGCAGCACCTACTTTTCTGCAACGAACTAGCGCACCGGATGCATAAGCTGATGGCCAAATCTTGTAACGGCCTTTGACCTTGTGATAACAGGCATCTTGTTTTTCCGTGATCTGGTCTTCTGCGACCATTTCACCACCGCAGTTGGGACACTCGCCCTTATCCACATACTTCTCTAGGCTTTCGTCAGTTTTCTTTACACAATTTGGAACTTGTCTATTGCCTTTTTTCTTCATGCCTTTCTGTTCATATCCTGACCAGCAAGCTTCGGTAATTTCTCTAAATCTCATCAGGCTTCCTCTACATAGTCAGCGTTCAATGCTTGAGTACGGCGTCGAGCACAGTACATTTCGCAGGCCATTACAGCTTCATCCAAGTTGGCAAACTGGCTGGGTGCCTGCTTGTTCTTGATCGAGATACGGAATCCGTCATCTTCGTTGCCGTGAATTGAGATTTGGTGGCCGTCGTCTGTGGTGACGGTTTTAACTGGAGGACCCATTTGATCTCCAGCAGGTTTAGCTGCCAACTTGTCGATCAGGTCAGGATCTTTTTTGATTTCTTTAGAAATGTCTGACAGGTAATCGCCTAACCGGGCTTTTAGTTTACTGATGATATCTTCTTTGGTTACAGCTTCGTCTAACTCGATTCCACCTTGCCAGGCTTTTTCTCTCTTGTGTTTAATATCCATTGATCTTTCAATCCTGCCTGTGGTATTTTTATCAAGAGTTTGCAAATGGTCAAATTCGGGTTCGTACCCTCCATAATTACCGGGTGCAGCTTGATGTTTAATACCAGTGGGGGTCTTGGTTATTTTTCCGCCTTTGTGCGTAGACACAGTTTCATCTACATCTTTCTTGGCTTGTCCACGTGCAGCTATACGTTTGCCTAAGGCTGCTAACTGTTCTTTGGTCCACTTCTCACCTCGGTGACGCTCGGCCATTTTGGCCAATGCTGCTTGCACAGCAGGGGTATCCATTTCATTACGCTCAGCTTCCGCCACACCTTTGTTTCTGATGCTGAGTTTATCAGCAGGATTACCTCCACCAAACATACCACCAAACGCATCACGTACCTGTTGCTTTGTGTCTGTTTTTTGTTGTTTAGCTACTGCTTTTTTACCGGTGATACCTTTAAGCATCTTATCAAATTTTACGTCACCTGTTGCCTCCGCTACATCTTCGTCGTAATGATTAGGCTGTGCCTCACGCTCATCTCGGCCGTCTTGCCATTTTGCATGTTCGGGTGTGCCAGCTGCATAAGGGTTAGTAGCATCGGGTTGAGCACGCCAGCCTTTCTCAAAAGGATCGTTCCGGTCTGGACCAATGCTTTTCCGATCTGGCTCGGCACTTTCGTCAGCACCAACAGCATATCCTGCAAATGGATGCTGAGGATCTGTTTTAGCACCCAACACACTGATATGTTTAGCTTTGGCCATAGCAGGCAATTGAGGTACCGAACGCTGTTGAGCATTTAACCCCTCAAACAGATTTTTTATCTTCATGCTCTGTTGTCCTTCAGGAAGCTACGCAACATCCAAGCATGTTTGCCCATGGCCGCCAGGCGTTGACTCACAAAGTCAGCAATGCCCTGCTGGTTTTCTTGTTCAGCTGACACAAAACACTGATTTAGCAGGTCGATCAAGACCTGGGTGTCGGCTAAGAGTTCTTCGATCATGAGTCGAGCACGGGGTACCTTAGTCTGTCCCGGAATCAGACTCAGTTCTTGAAAACGTTCAAAACTACCTGGAGTGTATTCGTCCAACACACGTATGAATTCTGCTGTTTGATCAATGCTGTTGTCGTTGACTTCCTCGTACAGTTTACCAAAGAACTTGTGCAGTTGAGCAAAATCAGGTCCTTCCACATTCCAATGAGAGTACTGTGCTTTTACCGCAAATGCATATTGTGTAGCCAATAAAGTTTTTAGATCGTCTGATAACATGTTATTTGGTCCGTGTTAAACTGTTTTTATATTTACCAGGTTTGCGGTTTTGTGTGCGAGTAATTACTGCACCCATGGGTTGTGCTACTGCAGCAACACTACCGCTACTTGTGGCACCTGCTGATGCGTTTTCTCTAACAAATTCTTTGGCTCTCATGTTAGTATTTCCAATGTTTGTTCATCGATCCAACGTGCAGGACCATATTCTACACGATGGTTACGTGTTTTAAATTTTCCACCAATGGGCTGAACTGCCTCTACTCGCACATGATATTCACCGGGTTCGGCTTCAATTTGTAGCATTTCGCTAAGATAATATCCTGGCCAAATCCATGTACGTTCGACAAATAATTCGTCGTTGACAAACACACGATAAGAAGGCGACTCTTTGCCTTTGTGTTTACAGTGAATGTCGATTTGGGCTTTGATAAATTGTTTGGTCACGCTGTATTTAGCGTAGTTTTACTTCACGCGGTTGACCAATCATGGCATGAGGAACATTGTATTGTACCTGTACTAATTTACGTGCCATTTGTGGATTTACTGCCATTACAATAGTGTCAGTTATATTGACATACCCGCCAAGCCCAGGTATTTTAATCTTAACTGAGTAAGATTTGATTTTAGATTTCTTAGGTTGTGCAATTTCAAAAATACGCATGATGTATTTAGTTTACAGCACCCAGGGATCCACTATCACTGGAGTACCTTCGGCACGCCGCATAAAGTTACCAGCATGCAGGTCAAACAACCAACCATTTTTTTTGCCAACCAAATACAATCTCAGTATGGTGCTGAACATCAATTCTACACCACCTGGGCCCAGTTGTTGCTTTAACTTTTTTAAAGCTGGAACATAACCTTCATTAAAGTCTTCGATGAACTCCTCGGCCTCTTCTAACGTTCGAATGCCGTTGTCCTCAATTGCAGTTGCCAACAATTCCAGTACGTGCCCGACAACTCCCAGGGGCTTGAGTGGTTCTTGACGTATCTGTAGATACCGATCGCCGTCAAGTACAAAACTTTCGTAACCACCAAAGCGTGGCAGGAACGGGTTGTCGGCGTTTTTCATACAGTATTTTGCCCAGGCAAAAAACATTTTATGGTCAGCACTGAATGATTCGCCGCCTTTTGTGCCAAATACTTTGAGTACGTATCCTGTGCCAGGCTCTAAGTAAGCTGTTTGATCAACACCGGCACCCAGTCGTTTGTAACCTTTGGCTTTCAGGATCTTGTCGATCTTGTTACTGGTTTTGCTGTATTCTGTTAACTCGTTTGCTCTCATTTCTTTTTACCTGACTTCATATTGGCACACCAGTGATACATCTTTGCACGTTCACCAGAAGAATTTTTGGCTCGCTTACGCAAGGCAGTTACAGAACCAGAACAACTGGCACCTGCACGTTTCACACGCCCAGGACGACTCTTGCCTCGGACCTTGCCATCTGCAAAGTTTTCAGTTACAAATTCATTTGCTCTCATTGTTATCTCATCACTGGATATACTTCCAGATTTCCGTCAAACCCAGTTTGTCTAGCCCACTGAGCTGCTACTCGATTGGCATCGCTTTGACTGTTGCCAATACCGCCGAATCTATGAACTTCTCGTCCCAGACCATCCACCACTTTCCATTCACCGGAGAAAGAATTGCCAGCGGCCGGGAAATTCTGAGGTTCTGACACAATTGGTGAACCACTGTCCCAACTGGCAGGTGGTTCCTGGAAATTCTGTGCTATGTCAAGCGGTACTTCAGGAATAGAACTGGATCGTGGCTCAGTAAACGCCGGACGAGGTTCTCCCAGTGTGGCACTGACAGGTCTTGCATTTAATATCTCAGGTGGCACACCTGAGATATGATCCAACCAAACACTACGGCGTTCAACGCCACGAGCAGTGGTCCATTGTCGAGATGCTTCTACTGCTGCCATGTTGTTTGGGGCTGAGAATCTATGTACCACCGGACCTACACCTTCGCTGCCTTCTCTACGTCTCAGCACATAGTTGCCACCGGGATCATCTGCTGCTGGTGCATTGAGTTGATCAGTTGCCGGAGTCTGTGTGGCAGGTACCACTGGCTCTGCACGATAAGCAGAATCAGGCCAGACTCGCAAACTATCGCCCCACTCTTGTTTGGCTATCTTAATAGCTTCCTCAGATGAACTGGCCGATACCTTAATAAGAGAACTGCCATTGGGGTGAGTTACTTGCCACTGAATCTTTTCTTTGGGTGGATTTTTGGCCACTTCGCGACCGTACTGTAGTTTCTTGAGAACCCCTTTGAGTTCTGACTTGGGCAACTCTCCTGCTACAAAACGACTGAATATACTGATAGCATCGTTGTCAAGCCCAGGCACAACTTCTGTACGTTTGGTACCAGTTTTAGGATCCGTTACTTGTTGTGTTTTTGTATCGGTCAACAACTTGTACAGTTTCTTGGCGTATTCGGGTTTGTCGGCGTCAGGATCAAACGCAATGTCCATGGCACGAGCATAACGCATCAGGGTGTTTTGTATCCGATCCATGTCCTCAAAGTAGTTGCTGCCGCCTGCTGAACGAAATTCAATGTAATTGGTCTTGGGATTAATCGATGTGTATTTGCCAAATCCACTTGGCTGTGCTAACGCACGTGAAGCAAAATGACCCAGGTGTTTTCGCATTGTACTAAGAATTTCTTCGGCATTGACATTTCCTTTCTTTTCGCGAATCTTCTGTAAGGCACTCTTGGCATAGGTATTGGCTTCGCGTCCAAACTGTTGCAGCACATATTCGTCACCCAGGAACAAGGCCAACTTGGTATAGTCCAACAGGTTGCCTTCGTGATCGGGCATGCTCACGCTCATGTGGAAACCAGTTGAGCTATTGGCATAAGCACCATTTTCTTCAGCCCACTCAAAAAACTTGGGCAGGATTTCTAGAGTTTTTGCTAGTGGCATAGGCGGACTCACAATCTCCACCGGCATGTTGGCATCATCGTCGGCATCTAAGCTGCCGTCGGGTTCAAAAATCCAAGTACTTGTATCGCGAGTAGCACCGTGATAACCAGTGCTGACAGTGGTTTCAACTCCTAGAGCTTCACTCAAGCTGTCAGCCAGTTGTTGTGCTGCTTCTTCGTTGAATCCACCTTCGGAGCTGCCACCCGACATGGTCATGTGTGGCCATGCAAAATCAAAGTTATAAGCTAAATCGCTCATGTTGGTCCAGCCGCGATCACGCAACCAGTCGCTTTCGGACCGGTCCCAGTTTTCTCTAAATTCGTCTAGAGCACTTTCGTAATCGCTGTTTTGGTCTTCTATGGCCAGATCTACACGTTCATCCAGCTGTCGTTCAACTTCTTGTCTGGCACCCACATATTCTTCTACTAAGTCAGCATCAGCAGCAGTGCCAGTACCCCTGACCCGTCGTTCCATGGCTGCCAGTATCTCTTTTACACGATCTTCGCTGTATTCATCATCTAACGCACGTTCAATAAGGTCTTCTTCGTCCCAGTCGTTTTCTTGAATCCATTCACGTACAGCAACAGGTGCATCAA